TTGGTGTAGAAAAAGACGTTGGAATAGTACGCTACCATCACATCCAGCTCTCTGAACTGACTCAAATGCTGCCAAGTAGCGCCTGTGCTGCTCAAGTCAAAGAACAAGGGATTGCTAGGGCTGTGTGCGTCTAGGTACTGAATGGCTTTCTTGCCATCCTCATACGCCAGTTTGCGGCTGAATGGCACATAGTAAGCAGTGCCGTAATAAGCTGTGTATATCTTGTGCAATAAGTAACAATCTCTGCCCAAGAACACAATGTTTCTGTGACCAACGTTCTTGTGCAGGTACTCGCTGACGCACAAAAGAAAAGGCACATTTACTCTTGCTGACAACTGAGAAAAATAGTTTATGTGATGGTTTCTAAACTGAATTTCTCTACCCAGCAAATTAACGCACGACATTAAAAGTGTTTGAGGGTTGTCAAAGTGTTCTGCATCTATGCCAGCTTCACGGGGCATATTCACATCGCTGTGGATGTTATCGCCCAAGTGTTTGTTTGGCTTTATTTTTTGCCAGACCTTGCCGCTAGATTTGCCGCTATTGCTTTGATAAATGGTAACTTGCTTATCCAAACCGCAAGCACGGACAATCGCCAGGATTGCAGAAGCAGGTAGGTACATATCACTGATAAGAATGTCACCGTCTTTTACTCTTTCTATGTTTTTTGTTATCGGAAAAGACAGACTTATCTCTAAGTCAATCTCTTCCTTCGTCAATCTTTCAACGTCTTCGAGTTTTATCACACCATCTTTGAACAACGCCTCATAGATTTGTTGCAGACTGCGTGTGCCTGTATCGGCTTCCTTTCTCTTTAGGGCAAAGCCTTCTACGCCACTGGACTTCTCCAAGGCAATTAAAACTGCGTCATTGTTGATTGTTCTACGACCAACAAGCGTGTCAAAAACGTCAAAAGAATTGAAATTCATCATGGTGCTGGAGTTAATCCACCCTCAAACAAGTAAGTACCGAAGTGTCCCAAGTGAACCCAAGGAGCTGCCCACACTGTCAAACCTGCTTCACGGGCTTTCCAGCAGAAGTAGTAGTCCTCAGATAGCAAACGCTCTGTACCAGGCTCAATGGCGCAAGCAAAGTATTCTGTAATGCGGTCTGCACCGATTTTCTGACCCAAGATGTTCACATCGTTGTTATAGCTTGCAACGTGATTTTTGAGGACTTCAAAGGTGTTGCGCTTAATGAGCATAAACCCTGTGCCACCGTTGAAAATTTCCACGGGTTGGTCAACGGGCACTGTCACACTGCCTGTGTAGTTTTTCAGGTTGACGACAAGACTGCCTGTGCGGTTTTTCAGTTGCTCTTGTGGTAAGCCTTCACGCACGGCACGTTCAACTTCTTCCCAATTGATTTCCTTCTTAGGATAGATGCCGCAGATGATGTCTTTGTCAGACTCAATCATCTTGATAACGTCAATTGCGTTGAACTTGATGTCTGCGTCAATGAACAGCAGGTGAGTGCATTCAGGACGACCCATAAAGCCATGCACAAGGGCATTGCGACCACGCTGAATGAGTGACTCGTTAAACATAGCGCTGTATGACATGTCATAACCGTTTTGATTGAGAATCGGTCCGAGTGTCAACATACTCTGTACATAGTACCCAGTGCATTGACCACCGTACATCGGTGTTGCTACAAAAATGTTGCCTTTTTTCATGATGTTCCTTTGAAGTTAGAAAAGACAGACTGCGGAATTGCAGGGGGTCTGTCAGCACCTGTCCTAACTCCAGGCATTGCGCCTGAGTTGCCTTCCGCTGGCTGTTTGGTGAGACTTGCGGGGGTCGAACCCACGACCAACAGATTAAAAGTCTGCTGCTCTACCATCTGAGCTAAAGTCCCTTAACCGTAGTTAATCTTAGGGTCTGCGATGAAACTCATTCCATCTTCAAACCCTTGTTTGTAAGCCACATCATAGAGTTCTTTCAAACTCATGTTGATTAGCTCTAAGAGATATTCTCTATCCTTAACACATACTTCCCCGTTTTGGTTGACTTCCTCCAGCCGTGGACGTGGACTGTTATGTTTGCTTTTCTCACCCATGATATGGTCTCGCTTTCTTGAATTTTTTTAATGCGACTTGAAACACCAGTAGAAGTAACTTGTACTGCAAGGACTTCCCCTTCTTTGATTGCCAATATGTCACACCAACCCCACAAATCTTTTCTGACCCGAGCAAAGGGATTCCAATGCTCAACAATCCACGGCAGATAGCCCTGCTCCCTGAGATACTCAAGGCTTCTTGTCGTGGGCGATGTTTTCTTGGTAGCCATTAAAACGGCACGGCGTTATCGTCATCTTTCCAAGTGGTTTTCTTGGGCTTGGCGTAACCTGGTGTCACTTCACGGGGTTGCTGCTCTTCCAGTTTTTTCTTTTTCAACCAGTTGTCTTCACGCACGGAGAACATTGGTGTGCCCATGCGGGTTTGTTTTTGCCACAATCCAAAGTTGACACGCTCTCCAGCCTTGTAGTCCATGTCAAGAACTAAGTGACCTGTGAAGTCAGGACCTTGTGCGTGTTTCTTATCTTCTGGCGCAACAAAAAAGAGTGTGCCGTAGCCTGGTTTGTCGGGAAAGTTACTTTTAGACATTTGATGTTCCTTTGATGAGTTTGTAAGATGCGTATTCCTTGCCGTTGTCCTTAACCATTGTTGTAGAGATGTTATATCCCTCTTTTCTAAGGACTTCGATATGTGCTGCAAGCCTAAAGCTGCCGTAGTAGTTGAGGGCTTCCATCGGGGTGATGTTGAGTCCATTTTCTAAGTGTCTCAAGATGTTGTCCTTCTGTGTTCCTACTCGTCCTGAGACACTGGCGGCTTTGGGGTGTCGTTCTCCCCCAGCTTTGCCATAGCAGCTCTGACCTTGATTTTGTTGAACGAATCAAACCCATCAATCAACTCTTTGTTGGCTTCTTTGAGGGCTTTCATCTTGTCTGACTTTTGCTCAACAGAAAGTTTTGAGGCAGACGCAATGCGGGTTGTCATTTGGTCAAAGCTCTCCAGCCATTTTTCAATGGTTTCGTGGCTTGAGTAAGGCTCTACAGTATCTGGGAGATAGAGGGAAAACTTGCCGTGTTTTGTCTCCATAATCTGTTCCACCGTAGTCGGATTATCTGGCGTAACTTCAACGACATTACCCATGTGCTTGGGTTCGGGTTTAAAATCTTCGACCTCCTCTGGCGTGTATACGCCCACCACGCAACCAGGGTAGACAGAGCGTATGCCTTCCGAGACACACCTTGCCCGTAGCATCGCACGGGGATAGTTACGCCAGTTATCCTTGTTGGCAATTCCAATGGATTTCGCTTGTGCAAGCGTCCAGCTAACTTCCAATTTGCCTCCTGCTGGATGCGTAAATACTCCCGTGACTTGCTCATCTGTGTAAACCTTCCATTCAACTGAACCGCCAGCTTGTTGGAAACGTGCCAACATTGCATCTGCTTTAAGGGCAGGGCGATTTTGGATAACGTGGTAATCCCGTGCTGCTGTGGCAGGGTGCATACCTTCTGCTTGTGCAATCAGCATCAGGGCGATGGCTTCGTTTTGTGTTTTGACACCAAATAGCTTGGACGCTGTGATAGCGTTTGCCATTCTTTCAATGTCGCTGTAGGGGATGATGTTAGACATGGAACTTCTCCAAAATTTCAAAAATGGTGTCGATGACTGAACTGATAGCCATCACATAAATTGCTAAATCTTGCGTAGTCACGATACTCTCCTGTTTTTCATGAATACGTCAGCTATCTCAAAAGCCACCTTGATATTGTCCTCTTGGAATTCTCCATTGGCATCAAACAAGGCAGGGTTGGACAGCATCCCTTGCAAGGACTGAACTGCAACGTAATCGTGTAGAGTCATGCCCTTTTGCAGAGTGCCCGTCTTGGGGTCTGTAGGGCTTGGATAAGCAAATTCGTTCATGTGCGCCTCACTTCAATAAGAAACGGCGAGACCCGCCGACTTCAACAACAAACTTGTCGTAAATGTCGGGCATGGATGACTGAAACAACTTAGCGTCAAACTTGTAACTTGACTTGGAATTTTTCCAAGTTGCCAGCACGTTGCCATCAAGTGTTTGCAAGCTGCTTGATGACTCCATGTAGCCTTGAATCATGGTTTGGAGCTGCTCTTCTTGTTGTTCAAGCGTCTTAATCTGACCCTTGAGCTGCTTGAGATACAGACAAGCCTGTTCTACGCTCTGTGAGGCTGTTTTGAACGTACCAACAAGTTCTTGGGGGTACAATAATTTCACCTGCTCCAAGTCCTCGGGCGGTAAAGTTGTACCCGCCTGTACCATTCCCCAGACAGTTGCCATTTTCTGGAGCAGGTCTTTTTTCTGTTCGTCTGTGATGTTGTACTCAAACATGACGAACTCTTGACCACCAAACAACACGGCTAAGTAAATGCGGGTGTTGCCGAATACGGCGGTCTCGTGGACAAGCTGCGCCATGTCAGCGTCTGGAATGGTGTTAGCCACTTCGTCAAACTTAGAACGTACGCCAGCGTTGTAGTTCTTGCACTCGACCAAGATAGTCTGACCGTCTTGAGTACCAGCAAAGTCAAAATGAGACCGAAACCAAG